TTAAACAGGCTTTGGCAACTTTGAAATAAATTTTGCATAACCCTTTTGATACTTAATAAGATTAAGAGAAGTAAACCTTTTCAGGTTCAACAAATCCTCAACTTCATATGGCTTCAATTCATCCTCTAGTTCCTTGTAGATAGTCTTATCACTTCCATGTAGCAACATATACGAACTATTTCCACTTTTGAGCTCTTCCTTTAAGGTACCTATCTGATTCAAGTAGTGGCAACTGAATACATATTTGTTTCCGAACTTACGTACCTGGTTTATAGTTTCTTTAATAAGCCTCGCTGCAGTTGGCGCTTGGTATAGTTCATCAATGATTTCATGGCAGCGTGTGGGCTGATTATGCATAGATCCTCTGATCTTGGTTGCTAATATAATCTTACTGCAGAAGTATGTCACTAATACGTTCTTAACCATCTTGCTTCCAAAGGTGTCTTCTGGCATTTTTATTAGTATCACTTTGCCCTGCTCCATAGCCTGAACGAAGTCTATATTGTTGGAGCATCCTTTACTATACATATACTTTAAATATATATTTTCTCTGATAAGGTTTATACGGTCCAATATCCCATCTATCTTACTATCTCTAGTTCCTGTTAGTTCTGATAAAACTTCTTTTGTATTAGGATCCTTCGCAAGGGTATATTCGTTCAGTTCTTCTAACGCTCCTATTTCTTCTTCCAGCAAGTTCCTCATAGACTCTGGTATTGCTTTAATATATTCCTGCCTCTTCCTGTAATCCTGCAAACACATTATTGCAGATTTAATATTTATATCAAATAGAAAAGCCACATTGCAGGCAGCTGATAAATATCTACGCATTTTCGATGTAAGTGGAAGTCCTTCGCTGTTAATGCTATCAACCAAAGCTAGTGTCTGCTCAGCCATAAGATTAGAAGCCTTAAGTCTTTCAAAATCACTTTTGTTAGTACGTTTAATTTCATTATATCCAAGACCCTGCAGTTGATCTTCATTGGAGCAATCAATAATAATGAGTTCTTCCTTTGGCACTACTTTTTCAATATCATCTGATAACTCACAATTTTTTATGAAGTCTATTGATATAACAGCTTCTTTACGCTGTCTTGCGTATTTTACATAGTTTGCAATATAAGTGGTTTTTCCGCTTCCTGGCGGACCTACAATCGTCAAAGGTAAGTTGCCAAGGTTATATTCATCCGGAAGGAATGCGTGGTATTCATGACCTTTGTATGTTGCATCTCCAAGGGATATATATCCGCTACTTATTTCCACAGGTATGGGACTTTCAAGTACATCAACTTTCTCAATATTGGGATGCTGCTGCAACAATGTTCTACCGGGTATTTGGATTAGGTTAGCAGCTTCCTCGGTACTAACTATGTTAATGGCTACACCTTTGATTTTGAAACTCTCATAATCAAAACTGCACTTTGCAGTTCTGTATGAAAAGCTATTATCTTCCGAAATAGTCTTATAGCTTTCACATACAGCTGCAGCATTGTTCTTTGCTCTTGTTTCACTTTGGCTGTCACTGATCACAAGTACCTGTGTATCCAAGATATTGCGGTCAGCCTTTCTTAATGTGGTTGCCGAAAGCATCTTGTAAAGTTGCATGCCAGGACCCTCTTCCTTGCGTCCTTCAGTAATATTCTTTCCTTCACCTATAAAGTTAGACATTTCTTCAAAGGTCATAATGAATATTTTCATCAACTCATCTATTAGAAACATTACTATATATCCAATATTAAGCTTTTGCTTATCTATAGGAGTATTCTTCTTTATCTTCTCCATGGTGTCACGGTGTTTATTGTACCAGGAGGATTGATTAGTTGGCATAAAGTTATATAGCACCCCTACCCTATCATCCTGCTCCATAATATCAATTACATTAAGTATGCTATTCAGCGGCTCATTGCTCTTTTTATCCACTTTAAGGCTCAAGGCATCCTCTTTACGATATACCAGCTCATGCTTAATAGCTTTACTAGTGAACATTGGTACTAATGCAACTCTCTGTATTGTAGCTTTTGGCCATGTACTACTACACTTCTCTATTATCAGCTTTTCAAACTCTTCAGGAGTGATTATATAAAAGTTTACACCCTTCAAGCTTATATCAATAAAAAACGCTGTTTTATTTGGCAGCCTATAGGTGAGTTGGTGACTCTTAAACTTTAGTCTATCTATAGGAAGGTTATACATATTGCAGATCACCCTAGCAACATTCTCGCTGTCATAGTTTCTTATTGAAGTATCAGGGATTATCTTTAGTATGCTGTACTTTGGATTGTATATCTTAAAGAACTCACTTGCTTTCATCCACTTCATATTACATCACCCTATTAAATATCATAATTGTCAGGTATACAAAGAATGCCATTTGAGCGTATAACCTTGCTTTTTTTACACCAAGCAGGTGAAGTACTAAGCAAATACAGAATATTGATAAACATACATAAAAACTAAGATTAACTGCAGTACTCCATACCCAGATAAGCAGTTCCTTTGGATGGGTAATATAATAGAAGAAAGTCTTAATGATTGTGAAGTACTCCTGGGTAGACTCATTGAACTTTTTTAAATTATCTAATATATCCCACATATTAATACCTACCCTCCAAAAGTCTTATCAATCATTACAAATACATTTGGTACGATATAACTTGCTAGATAAGTTAATACACTGCCTATGACAATCTTCTTCCCAAAATCATCATGCTTCAGCATTTGTAAATAGAGTCCATAAAAACTGGTGAATATCCCTACCCAAAATAGACCTTTTCTAAAAGCAACTAGGAGCTTCCAGAAGTCACTATCTCCACTGGCAGCACTAACAGTCACGGTTAATAATAATATAGCAATTAGTAAGAACACTAATATTTTTTTATACATAAAAACCCTCCTTATTGTGAATAATATAAACGAGGTGAAATTAATGGGATTTATAATATTTGGTGGTTGCTGTCTAGCAGCTTCAGGAGTGCTTTATCTTATAGAAATGGCTTATCATTAGAATTATTAGATGTGTACTTGCATAATTTGAAAATTTCAATCATACGCTATATTGCGTAGCGCAAGTGAGCGAAGCGAGCGGAGCTGCAGTATACGCGGCTATGGGCATACTATATGTTTCCAAGAATATCTATAATTTCCTCACTCTTTACCTCAGTTACAGCTGGGGTAATATTTATTTTTTGCTCTTTGTGCTTGAGGTAGAACTTCAATGCATCCTTTATAAAATTACTTTTATCTCCCTGTTCTACCACCTTATCGTATAGCTCTGTTTCCTTTTTCTTAAAGCTTACTAATACCTTTGCCATAAACTCACCCCTATCTTCTTAAAACCTGTAGCATTTGCAAATTGTGCATTTGGCATAATACTGATTCCCGGGATCCGCTTATCAAACAACTGCTTCAATACGTAAGCTCCACCACCTACCAAAATAACTTTTGCTGTCTTTACCGGATATTTAAGTAGCAGCTCCTTTAGTATCTTATCTGTATGCTCTTCAATAATGCATCTTATAAAGCCTGTGTCTTGTCTTTCTCCATATATACTCAATCCATTCTTAAGAATTCTCTCTCCATCCTCAATCTCAAAAAGTGTCTCATATTTAGAGTTGATTGCTGCAACCATCTTGGAGAATAAGGTAAGAGTACCTTCATATATAGTTGAGTGCTGTGTTACTTTTCTTTTCCCATTAACCATCTGCAGCAATGCAATGATAACGGTGCGCCCTCCTATATCAATGTAAACTCTATCTTCAGTATCATCTATCGCATCAAGTGAGTAATGAGCTCCAAGGCATTGTGGAAATACCTCAGCCCTAGTGATTGATATTACTCTCTTTTGTTTATTGATTTCAAGCTCTACATATTTGTTGCTTAATAGCATTTGCTTCATTTGTTCTTTTTGTGAGTTAAAAAGCCCTAACGGGAGTCCTGCTACTACTTGGAAATCACTTTGGTTACTCGACTTTGCGAGAGCTGCCAACAGGCATACTCTTGTGAGTTCCTTGTTTATTCTGTTAAGGTCTACTTCCACATTGCCTTCACCGACTATAAAAGTCTTATTTTCAAGCAATAATCGTGTTCCCTCTCCCATGATATCCTCTTGAGTGCTTATCTTTGAAGGAAAAATAATACCTTCTGATGTCTTTGTGTAACCATATCCTTGGTCTAATCCGATAATCATATATACTTCTACCTCCTTTTATATATTTGTTTATACTTTTCATTTTGATTTAGGTGGTATTTGTATATATTTATTAATATTTTTATATATTTATGTATGTCCGTATTCATAAAAGTATAATTAATTTTCTTGTAATAGTAAAAAAATGACATCCTATAGATGCCATACCTCTTCTAACTTTTTATTCAATTTATTTGCAATTTGCAAAGCCGTCTTTAGATTAGGGAAACTTTCCTCCCGCTCCCAACTCCCATACCTGTGTTCCTCAACCTCAAGCATGCTTGCAAATTCTTTTTTACTATCTATTAGATATTCTTTCAATCGAATCTCTTTCAAATTACACTTGATTTCTTCCACAATACCACCTCATCATTAGTATTTTATGGTAATATTCTGTAATATATAAATAAATCCTTTTTACTTACCCTTGATTTTTATATCACCAAGCACTACTGGACCTTCAGGTAACTCAATATACTCTCTCAAATATATCACCTCATAATACTATTTTAAGATGATATTCTATGGAGAAGTGGGAAATCCTTCTATATTAATTATTTCTACAAGCTCTAACTCACTTTAAGCATATGCCATTTACATGATTGCTGATCATACTGTAATTTAAAAGATACTAATGTATCCTCAATTATTGATTGACAATTAAATGTATAAGCTTTATTTTGATTACCATTCCTTGTACCAAATGTATTATTTACATCTTGGTTAATAACCTTATCGACCTTAATAACATGGACTCCTTCTTCATCTTCAAATTTTACTCTATTAGGTCTGATACCACCTTTTTGATCAAACGTAGCTATGCACTCAATAAGATATTTCTCTCCGGCCATGATATACCCCCACACGTATTTTTATATATTATACCAAACATATGTTTGTATTAAAACTACAAAAAATAAAAAAGGCAGCCGAAGCTGCCCTTTACCATAAAGCTATTACTATCATTAATACTATACCAAGAATCGCGAAACTCCATGCGAACACATCACTATCCCTGCAGTTCCTTACTAACCATTTCATCATTGTATTACCTCCACACGGTTAAACATACAGCATTGATTATATTCATCATAAAACTCACAACCAAATTCACAATTGATTTCCATTTTATTTACCTCCGATGGCTGAATAGATGTTATTGTTGAAAGCACCTAAAGCAATTTTAATGTGCTTTGCAGCAAGTGGGTTAATTTTCACGTCGAGAAGTGTGTCAAAAGTAATTGCGATCATGGCCATGACATCAATTTTTTCATCTATTGAAAATGTGTTGAAATAATCTTGGGAACAGTAAACAACATTTGCTATTGACTCGATAAGGTTAAACTTATGTACTTCTTCAGTTTCTACAATAGATAAAGCTGATACAACTATATCCATATTTTCCTCAGTTAGTAGTTCTGTGAATTTATTTGTTTCAATTTTATTCATTACTATACCCCCATAAATTTATTTTAAAATAGTACTAGCATGGGGGCTTGCCAACGTATTGCAACGATTTTAATATCGTGCTACAATGAAATTGACAGCACCCCTCGGGTGTATGTTGAGTGATGGAGAGCTGATAGTCTTCGCAGGATGACAGCTCTCTATTTATTTTTTGTCTCTTTGTATCTTTCGATGCCTTCCTTCATCCATTCGTTTATTAATGCCGAACGGCTTTTTTCACTTTCTTTGGCAATCATATCTGTATCTTCTAGACGTTTTAATGGAACGGTTATAGGTATCGTCTTTTTCTCTTGTTTGTTTATTGTCAATTTGTCCCACCTCCCATTTACAATATAACACATGTCCAATAGTTATGCAACTATTGTTTAACTATTATTTAACTTTTTTTATTTAGTATTTTCTAATGTTGGATGTCAAAAAATAAAAAAAGCGCAACCGAAGCTGCGCTTTTTATTATACGTTATAAAGTTTATCCCAAGTCTTTTGACCCACAATACCATCAGCTAAAAGTCTATTGGTCAGCTGAAAATCTCTCACAGCTTTTTCAGTTAATGCACCAAAGTCACCATCAGCTGTAAGCTTATACCCAATATTATTAAGCCGCTCCTGGAGAGTCTTTACATCTTTATTGACCATTCCACGCCTCAGTGTAACTGTGAGCTTTTTCTCTATCACAGTAGGACCTTTTGCATAGGCTTTAATGTCCTCAACAAACTTGTTCCAGCCATTTCTGCCTAAAATAATTCTTGGACAAAACTTGCCTGACCAATCCTGGTGCTTAAATATCATTAACTTTTGATATGTAAGAATCAAAGCCGCATTCAGCTTCTTTGCATTTACTTCTGCTCTTGTGATGTTTACATTTTCACAGATTTCTACGCCAATGGTCTTGTAATTTCCGTTACCCTTGCCATCTCCTGCATGATAACAAACTTCATCCAAAGGCACTGTCTGTGTGATGGAATCATGATCCACATATAAATGAACTGATACATACAGTTTATCTGCATTCTCTACATTCTGCATCCATTTAGCATGCATCTCATCACTTGCTGTTGGCGCTGAATTGCCTGTATTGTGGTTTGTAATACCAATACACTCTTTCATTTTTATTAGTGTTCTTACATTCTTTGCACCCTTTGGCTCTACAATCTGAATTTTAACTGGTATACCATCAATATACTTATCCTGGATGATACCATTAATGACCGTTAATTTATTTATAGCCATTAATCATCACCCACCTTAGGGTACTTATCATCAATACGTTTTTGAATCGCTTGTTTTAATAATTCGTTGCCAAAGACAGCTAAAGCAGCAATCAATACTGCTTGTATAATAGCTGCTATTATCACGGCGGCAGCAAATCCTTGACCGTTAACGATAGAAATATAAAGGATAGTGAAGATGATGCTGATCAGCAGAAGTATATAAGGTATCTGCCAGTCCTGCTTAAACCATGGTGCCAGCTTTAAAAATAATCCTATGCACCACAGAAATGCAACTAGTATAAAGAGCTCCGGTCTAATGTACTCTAAAATTATCTCCCAATTCATTGTTTATTCCTCCAAATTTTTATTATTTTCTATCGGCTCTATGCCAGCTTGATTATATATGTCTTTCTCTTTTTGCTTCGACCACAATAAAAAAGGCTTAAGCCAATCAGCTCCAGCCTCAATAAGGTTTTCTAAATTGCTTTGAAACTCCCGAATGAAAATAATCGAGTAGGCTAACGTTGCAACTCCTGCACCTACTATTTCTAATGGTGTCACTCTAGCAGATAATCCGGCCAGAATGAATATTATTAAGTATGAGTATAACTTTATGATTGTTCCTCTCCAAAGAGTGTCAGATAGAATAATCTTTTCATGAATAGCATTGTAATATCCACCATTCTTTTTAGCAAGTGCATTTAGCTTAGTTAAGATATCAAATGCAATAGCTAAACCTACAGCAATAGCAGCCGGTATATATGCCGCATCAGGAAACATCATCCAAAAGAAAAATGCCCAGATACATGCAAGTATCGGGCTTACGTTGTCCCACAGCTGTCGAATAAAGTGTTGAAATTCATTCATTAGGCTACCCCCTACGTAAATTTTATTAGTGCTACAATCCAAACTGCGTTTTATGCAAAGACGTAGAGATATAAGTTGTGATATGAATATCTATTTATTTAAGTTAACTCCCCTTTTAAAACAGCTAATTCTCTTTCCAATTCTGCAATTCTTTCAGCAACTGATACTTCTGTCTTTGGTTCTATTTTTACAACTTCATCTACTTCAACCCAATTATTAAGTGTACCCACAGCTGGTATTTGTACACTCTTTGTTCGTGCAACTTCAATGCCTGATTCATCACATATGATTAATTCTTTGCCCTTATCAGCGATTAATTCATAACCACCTGTTTCAAGTTCCACTCTAATCATTGCCAATATCCCTCCTTTACCAAGTTACTTCTATTTCATAAGATACTGTCATACCATACCCTGCAGGCCTTTCAGGAGCATCTACTGGTAATACATATTGTGCAATAGCACAATTTACATTTCCTTGATCATTAACTAACCCTAAAATTTTATTTGTAGCTGTAGGCATTATAAAACTTGGTATTTTTGAACTAACTGCGTTACTACTATTAGATAAATAACCCACCACACTTTCTGTCGCTAAATCCCATATATATCCTATAATAGTAGAGGAGCCAGCTGTACCTCCTCCGAAAACAATTAGAGTATCTTTAAGTGGGGATTGTGTTGAGGTAATACTATTTTGACTACTACTAAAAGTAGTTACTGATGTACTTTGAGGTATACCTATAGTTGAAGTTGGTGGAAGTGGTACATTGGGTTGTGCTATATTTGCCACAAAAGGTAGTTTGTAGATATTGGTGCCATTAAAAACATAAGCAATGCCATTGTAAACATACCCACCTACATCACCAAGTCCGCCATTAAGGTTTAGAGCTAAATTAGGACAAAGCCATTCTGCAGTACTTACAGAAAATGTATCATCGTCAAACCTAAACATTTTTTTACTTGCACTCCATACATAATAATATCCAGTTAGAGGCTCGTATAACAATATTTTATTAAACACAGCACCAACAATACCAACAATGTCTATAGTTGTTGTTGTGTTAAAATAAGCATCATATTTAGTTATAATACCATCGGCATTTATTCTGTAAGTATATCTTCCATCACTAGTACAACCTCCATTACCAGCAGCACTACCAGTAATTAATCCAAATTTGCTAAAATGAGACCCACCCTTAGTAGAAAATTGATTAGTCATAGCTATGGTTTTCACAGGATATGGTACTTGCATAGGTGTAAAATCGTATACAAACTTCCATGAAATATTTTCTAATGTTTTTAACTCTAAATAACTACTAGCTGCGTTATATGCACCCCTAACTGTACCTAAGCTACCTGTCAACGGCATCCCATACCCTATAGTATCTCCCAATATATAAGGTATGTCAGGATCTATTGCTCTCGTACCCATAGATAATACCATGGTTGCATTTGTTACATTGCTATACCAACCACTAAACAATGCATCTCGGTAGATGTGGTTCTTTCCTTTTATCTGCTCCTTTATCTTTTGGGTTATGGGATCGGTATAGTTTATACAAACCCTTCCCTCTGCCTGACAATCTAGTCCCAACATCTTTGTTATATCCTTCATCTTATCCTCCTTTACACTGACCAATAACTGATTATTGTGTTTTCAGTTACGTTCATATTTATGTGTAAATCCGTCAATACTTCTGTTTCATAAATTGTATTAATTAATATATAATTTGGAAAAATTGTTGCAATTTCTTCCGTTGAAATCATAGGTATGTATAAATCTCTTATATCATCGCTGTCATATGCATATGCTTTTCTTACAATAGGATCAAGTCCTGCTACCATAAACATTACTGAAAATGATGGAAGTTTTGCACCAGATAAATAACTTAATAACGTAGCAGCTTTATTAATAACCGTTACACCTTTATCTTTTCCTTCAATATTTGCAAAGATTTTATATACACCTGCTGAAACTTTTTCAATAGCCGTTACCTCGATTTGCTCCGAGTCGTATACGATGATGCTTTCTTTAAACATACCTAGTGAAAAGAGAGACATACGTTGTTTAAAATCGATATAAAAGTAGTCATACACTCCGCTGTCATTCCATATAATAGGTTCATATCTAGAGCCTTTAATTAGTCCCTTGGTAGCCATACCGCAGATAAAGCCATTTTGAAAATCAATCTCAGTACTCAAAGGACTCCACCTCCCCATGTGACAGGCACAATCTCGCTCGTATGAATATTCTCAAGCTCCGTTATTTTGCCGTCAACATCCTTGGTCCATCTATAACCAACTATTGTGCCGCTGTACTCTGCAGTAAATCCATTGGTATAGAAATCTATTGCCGAGAGGAGCTCCACACCATTTTGCAATATGCCGTTTTCACCAATTTCTATACTGTACTTGGTCCCGTCTGCAGTCACGTACTCCAAAAGACCACCGTCGGTATTCTTGTCTATAACAAATTTCCCTCTCTCGGGATAGCCCGGTATCCCATAGCCGGCACCCATTATGATCCTTGGCCTTATGAATCCATCAACCTCACGAAAGGACATTTCTGCTTTTATAGTCTCCTCGTATACGTATATTGTCACCGGGAAAGCATTAACTGTTTTGGTCATTCCTGTGTGGGTTTCATCCACCCAATAAAGTAGATCGCCGTCCTTATCCTGGAGCTGCTCTGTTGCAAGTCCATCTGTTTCAGCAACTACCCAGGTCTTATATTGTTCATAGTCGTGAGTATAATACACATCAGCTGTGTTGCTAGCCAGGTAGTTGGTTATCTTCTTCCAGCTTGTATCAAGTTCCGAAACAGTAAGGTTTGCAATTCTGCCATATTCCGAGTATAAGTTCTGCACAATGATTGTATTGGATATTACTATATCGATATCTGCCTTTATAGCTTCTATGGCTTGAACTGTTAGTTTTCCATCAAAGTATAACTCCGCATTGCCTGTCTCAGAATCGAAATCATAATAAAGCTTATTTACCCAACTTCCCAAGCCATCACCTGATTGCAAAGCTAGATTTGTACTATTCAAATATGCCCTAGCTTTCCTGTCATTTCTTACCGCTTCAAATCCGTATTCAGGACCAATTCTTGTACCGTTATACAGTTTATCTTTGATTACTGCAGAAGTTTCAATTCTATAAATATCATTCTCAAGTGTAGGGTTAAAGTTGCCTATCTCAAACTCAATATCATGTGAGTTATATGGGTTCTTTGTGATTGAAACGACTCTAAGCGATGTGTCTATGCCCAAAGTACCATATTGCATAGTAACAACATCGCCTAAATTAATTTCCATTGGATTAATGAGCTTGCACGAATATGCTACAAGAGGATTTCCTGTCGCATCCCTTTGGCGAGCATTGAATGATACTGCTATCACTGTAAAATTTCTACCTTCGGTTATGTTTTTTGGTGTCGCAGATCCTCGCTGAGCCAAGATAGATATTTCAAATTTATCAAAATCTACTTCACCCCCTAGCAAAGATACAAACTCCATCAACATTTTACGGCGAGATGATTTCTCCTGGATAGAATAGGTTACCGCTTCGGAAAACTCAACTGTGCCTACTGTAAAGCCTGTGCCTGCCAACAATACCGTTAAAACTGCCGTTGGTGTGCCTGTTGATGTAAAGTATTCCATATCATAAACAGTGTCATTTAAGCGATAAGAAACATGTTCAAATTCTGCTGATACATTGAGCTCGCCGTTTTCTGCTTGGTCTTTCTGATAATATGCTAGGTCATAATAATCGCCGTTTACCTCAGCTATATTGCCATCTGCTATAAGTGTCGAGGTTGTAGGGGTTAAGAAGGTTTGAAACTGTAGTTCTTTGAATGAGTTTAAACCTTCTCTTTCGGCTGCGCTTGTTGTATCTTCTATTGTGCCTAAATCATCAACAAGGGTCGAATCCCATATTTTTATTCTCATGCCATCACCCCTATTGACCTGCTATAAGTTTGATTTTTTCTGACTTGTACCCTTCCTGTGGATTTTGTAACTACTTGACCATCCATGTTTAGGGGTACATTTACGATTATGTTATTGCCTGTTGAGGTTCTTGAACTGTTTATATTAACATCTGTTTCTATTTGCCTGTTTAGTCCGTTCATAGCTAAATTGACCTTACGTGCGCTGTCCGTAATACCCTCTGCCATGCCTGCGCCTATCATTTTACCTACTTGGTCACGCATAACTGTTGATGGTGATTGTATGCCGAGGAACTTTTTAACTCCACCTAGGGCATTTTTAGCAACATTTACTACGGCATTTGCAAGGTTTTTGGCTGCGTTTTTGACTCCATCTATAATACCATTGATTATGTTTGAGCCTATTTCAACCATCTTTCCAGGTAGTTCTTTAAATGCCTTAATGATAGACGATAAAACTCCATCAACCCATTCTTTAAACTTAGGGTTTAGTTTGTATAAAAAAGCTAATGCTCCAGCAATCGGGTTAGTAATAAACAATAGTATTTCTCTCCAATTGTTCTTGAAGAAAGCAACTACCGCATCAAATGCCGCCCGAACTGCGTTTATAGCTGTCTGTATAGCATTTTTTATGCCTTCCCATATACTTATAACAGCATTTCTAAAGCCTTCATTGGTTTTCCATAAGTAGATTATACCTGCTACAAGTGCCACGATAACAGCTATTACAATACCTATGGGGTTTGCATCCATAGCAACATTTAAAGCCCATTGTGCTATTGTTGCGCCTTCATTTGCTAGTTGATAGGCTTTTATACCTTTAACTACTCCGTTAATCATTTGCGCCACATTCCATGCCACCATTCCTGCGCCGATTGCAACTGCTCCTGCCGCTATATTCCCTGCGTTATCTATTAGCCATTGGAAACCATCAACTATAGGCTTGGTGTCAAAGTTTTTAACCTTTTCAATTAATGGTTGAATAGCTGGCAATAGCTTTTCAGCTAAATTTCCTGCTAACCCTATTGCGCTTGCTTTAATTCCTTCAACCGTATCACCAAAGGCATCAAGCGATGCCACTGTATCGCCTGATAATACTGTGCCTGACTTTCTAGCTTCTTCAGATAATCTATTGAGTTCATCGCCGCCGGCTTTTATAAGTGGGTTTAATTCCATTGCGGATTTACCGAATAGATCCATTGCCAAAGCATCACGTTCTGTTTCGTTTCCTACATTTCCAAGTGCGCTTAATGCTTCAGTCATTACTTGCTTGCTATCTTTAAGCTGTCCGTTGGCATCTAAAACATTAATTTTTAAAGCTTTAAATGCATCAGCTTGCGTACCTGTTCCATCTTTAGCTGCTGACATTGATTTAGTTAGTTTAGCTTGCACGCCTGTTATGGTGTCGAGTTCAACTCCTAGTTGACCGCCTGCATATTTAAGTTCTTGTACTCTTTCAGCTGATAAGCCTGTTACATCAGATAACCTTTGTATTTCATCTGCATTTTCAGATGCCTTCATCGTAAAACCCAAAACAGCAGTAGCCGCACCGATAAAACCTAAAGCCGTATTTCTAACTACTTTAACCGCATTTCCTGCTGAATTTTTCACGCTAGACATTGCAGCATCTAAATTCTTTTGCGCCTGTTCGAGTCGCTTTGTTTTTTCTGCCGCATCTTGCATTTCGTTGCCGAAATTACCAAGCGCTTTATTATTCTGACTTAGTTCTCTCTCCATGCCATTTAATTCAGCAGTAGCCTTGTTTACTGCTTGTTGCCAACCTTGAGTAACTTTATCATTTTCGCCATACTTGTCAGCAGATGCAGCAAGTCCTTTTGCTAACTCAGATAACTTTTGCTTTTGTGCATCAATCTGCTTATTAAGTACAACATTTTGTGCTGTTAGGTTCTCTGCGCTTTGGTCACCCTTGTCAAACTTTGAAGCTACGGAAGTCATTTCGGTACCGAGGGTTTTTAGATTTGTATTTATTTGATTGATTGCACTTCTGAAGGCGGCTTCACCTTCTATGCCGATTCTTGGACCTATATCGTATGCCATGTTTTCACCACCTTATAACCATGATGGGGGCTTTGTTGCTCGTTGGTAGGTCTTGCCGTTTATTACTCTTGTGTTCGGATCTGCTGATTCTTTATAAAATAAGAAGTCCATGAGGGTTTCTAGGTTTGTTTCGTCAATATCTCGGGGCATCCATCCCCATTCTTTAGAACACTTTTTATATAATGACATTAGGGTACTTTCAATATCTATTTCATCGTCGGGCGATAGATTACCCTCGCCCGCAGTTAGTTTTTTGTTATTACCCCACAGATGCCTGAGATAATAGAGTTAATTTGACTGTCAATCTCATCATCATCAAGTGCCTTTTCAAGTTCATCTGCTGTAAATTTATTGCCGTACATTTCGCATATAAGCCATGTTTTACGGTCTTTGAGGTCAACCAATGCGGTTAATAGTTCGTCTATTGCTTCAAGGTTTTCAGTATCTTTCTGAACTTCATTCCCTTTTTTGCCTAGAGCAAGAGCATCTTTTTGTATTTTTAACGCTTCCTTGGATAAGTAAGTCGTAATTTTCCCAGTTGTGTAATTCTTTTCGTTGAGATTTAATATTAATACTTTCATAATTCCTCCTAAAAATAAGAAGGCGGTTTTTACACCGCCCCTTTTATTATGCTGTTGTGAAGTTTATTACTGTATCAGCCAATTCTTGACCGTATATATCAGTTACTTTTGAAGCAATTATTGCGTATTCTGCAGCCGCTCCAAGGTCAGTAGTTGGATTGATTGTTAGTATCTTCTTGGTTGCATCAAGTGTATAAGCTGCAGGTATTACTGCTAATGTTGTTACATTAATCAGTGTTACAGCATAGCTTTCGACCGCATTGCTAAAAATAAGAGTTTGATTTGCACCGACTACTACTCCTGTGCCGCCGTCAGCAGGTACGCTACTTGCTAATGTTAATGCTGTTGGTGATCCTGCTGTGTCAGGTGTTTGAACTTGGTCAAACCAACCTGTTGGGTCAAAGGCTGAATCTGCTGTGTCAGCAAATATTCTTTTAAGTGACTTCAATACATCATCGATTGTCCACTCGTGGGTAGTTGTAACTGCTGTAAATGTTAATGTGTAGGTCTTTACATCTACATCGTTAGATTTACTTGCAGCTTCTTCAGCACCTGCGCTAAATGTACCTTTAAGATACCAATAATATCTAAAGCCATCAGAACCCATGTCATACCTAAATCCTATTGCAAGGTTAGGTGGATTTGCCTTGCCTGCATCATATACTCTACCACTTGCTGCATCGTAAGCTTTGCCAAGTAGGAAGGCTGCTCTTTTCGCTGGAACATTTGATACAATTATTTTAAGTTCTGTTTTACCCTCGGTAACATAGTTGTTTGCAGCTTTGTTGTCGTAGTAGGTTGTTTTGTTTGCTATCTCTGGCTCCCCTGCTATTTCAGCCGCTGGAGCAAGATAAACAGGTGCGCCTACTGCATAGTCTACAACTGTATCTATTGTTATCGGAGCATAGTGTAGATTGTCTACACCTACAAATTCGCCATATTCATTTGGCATATAATTACCTCCTTATAATGAATAAATTTTCATTTCATCGTCTAATTTCTTACCCATTGCATCTATTGCTTTCCCTTTCATCTTGTTTACTGCGGGACGGACAAAGGGTCTTTTCCTCAATGAGCTTGTGCCTGATTCCATCGCGCGTGCTTTTAATGCGTTGGGTGTTCCTTTGCTGTCATAGCCTTCAAAGCCTATTTTGGTGTTGGTGTTGCCGTTTTTATCGGGTCCAGGTGGAGCTATGCCGAACGAGTCAAGCAAGTCACCTGTTGGAGTATTTTGTTTGCCACCGAATAAGCCACCGTCACCTAGTCCGACATACTCAGGATCTTGAAGATTTTCAACAAGTCCTTTGCGGATTTCATCGGCAATCGGTGCCGCTCCTGCCATGACTACTTTTTTTGCAATCTCAGGTGCATCTTTGCCGAACTTATCAAGTTTGAACGAATATTCCTTGCCTGCATTGACTTTCATTTTAGCCAACAGTACTCACCACCCCAAACACCCACTCATAATGGATGTAGCCAGTTTCTTTTTCATACTGAATGGAGTTAAGTTTCCATGCTAAGTCAGCAGAATTTAGTTTTGCTTGAATCGTGTCAAATGCAGGATCAAACTCTGTTTTGGTGAAATAGTCAATAGTGCCACCGATGATTTGAGTTTTCATGTGATTGTCACCGTGTCCTGCTCCTGCCTGCCCATCCTCTGCCCATACAATATAATTGCCTGTGGCTTTGTGGGCTTCGTAATGGTGTATAGGAATGCCTGTGGAAATTAAAAGGTCGCGCAAATTAACTAATGTCATAACTTTGCACCAACCTTTCTAATGACAAGTCCATGGATTCTCTCGCATCTTCAGGATATTGTACTTGCTTGATTTTATATTGACCATCTGATAATACAGCCACATCTTGTGAAGAAACTATATTAAGTCGTGGAGTCCTTATAAGCCTATCAATTTTCACTTGCAATTGTTGAGCTGTCCAAAATCTACCCATGCCTACAGTTCTTTCAGCATAACGCAAAGGACCAACCTTAAAGGTCAGTCCTTCTTTCGGCATATTGCCAGTTTGCGCTATGTTTCCTACTGTGTGGATATTTACTATGCCATCGTTATACGATTGGGTTAGCTGCTTCATAGGCTGTCACCTCCTGTGTTAATTGGAGGGATAGCAACTCATGCAGGTAATTCTTTTGGAAAGCTTCTAAGGCATTTGAGCGAACATAACGGCAATAGTCAAGCAATAGTTCTCTTGGTTTATCCTCAACGGTGTAATCCATTTCAGAGCCTGCTATGCCGTCAATGTACTTTATGCCTCGGGCGATTATGCCGGACACCTTTTCATCCGTTTTCGCATCAACCCAAGTTATATCAAGATAGGTACGGACTGCCTCAAGTAATCCTTCAGGTAACATCTAATCACCTACTCCTTAGGTTTAGGATGCATTGTTTTATAGTGTGGCCCTAACTCGCCCTTATTGATTGTTTCAAAATCACATTTCTTGCATTTATATATTTGAGGTTTCTCGACTACTTCTTCTACAAAAATACCACGAGGTCCAGTGGTTAATTCACTGAACCTCGCTTCTGTTATTTCTATTTCGGAATCTTTGGGTATGGATTTCATGGTGTATTTATCAGTAAATCTTCTAATTACTTTAACTTTCATAGATTATACCACCTCTTCAGTGCTAACTATTCCTTCAACTGTTACCTTTTGTACTGCAGGAACTAAACCGGATATATCAGCATAAACAAATGCTGTGTTATCTAGAGGTTCGCCGTAGCCGTATAGCTTAACAAGATACACTCTTTCATCTTCTAAGAAGTGGTATTCATCAGAGTATTCAACCTTACCACTCTTTGCGGTACCTATTCCCATGAAGTACCTGCTTGCAAGTCCGAAGATTGCTTTGCCTATTGGCACTTGTGTAGACTGAACAATTATAGTTGGGAATGGGAATACATTATTTACATATGTTCCGTCAGCACCACGGATAGTTGTTGCTGGCATAACCTTTTGCAGGTAGTCAACAGGATTAACAACAAGAAGAACTGCTTTTATAACTCTTGTTTTGTTGTTGGGTCCTACTGCCATGCCTGAAATCAAGGTGCCGTATGTTACAGGGTCAAGGCTTATAACTGGCACAGTAGCCTTTAAAGGATAAACACCATCAGTAACGGTTACACCCTCGCCAACTTGGCGATTCATGCCGATTGGCATATCTTTGCCGGTACCGTTTATAATAGCTTCTTCTAGTCCATAAGCAAGAGCTTCACCTAGTATTGACCTTACATATCTATCTAACCATGTAGGACCTAAATCCAACATTGCTTTTGCAACTGGCAAGAATGCAGATAATTTGAAAAGTGCTAGATTGATTTTCTTGAAGCCTGAAGTAAGCTGTTTTACAATTGTAGCAGTCAAAGCACCCCATGATGCAAGTTCAGTTCCGTTTGTATTTACAAGGAACTCAACTAAGCCGCTTGTGTTTTGGAAGTTTATAGCCTCAAGCAGTGGATGTGAAGTTGTTAAATCCTCAAATACTGAATCAATAACAGTCTTTGGCATAACTTCGGGTAAATCAGTAAGTGCCTGTTTAGGATTGGATGAACGCATAGCAGTAATAACGTTTTGGTAGTACTTGTTTTCTTCGGAAGTAAGTTGTCTTACGCCTCTTCCAACTAATACGCTTGTGTCTGCAGCTTGAACAAGGCCTTTTGCTTCTTCCATTACAGCTTCTTGGATTGTGTCGGTTAATTCTGTGAATGCTTGAGCAAAGTTTTCTTCGTTGCCCTCTTTTATAGCAGCGTTAAGTTTTTGCATGATCTCAGCTTTCTTCGCTTGTAATACATCAAGGTTTTTCATTGCAAATAATTGAAGATCCATTTGGAATAGTGTGTTAAATATTTTTTTCATACTTACACCTCTTTCTTGCAGTTAAATGCTGCAAATAATTTTAATTTGGTTTCCTTTGGTGGTTCGGGTATTGGTTCTTTTGCTTTGGGCGGTGCTGTCATTTCCTTAAGCTGTGCAGCAAAGTTTTTATTGAATTGAATTTGTTGTGTCATTGTCAGATTTGCTTTTTGCAGTAGTTGTTGAGCACCGCTTAAATCGGCTTCTTTTTCTGCATATTCATCAGCTAAACCATACTCAATACACTGTTCAGCCGTAAGCCATGTTTCAGCATCCAGCATTTGTATAAGTTTTTTCTCTGTGAGCTTGCCGCCCGACTTCACCATGTATGCTTGCATATTGCCTGACATTATTGTGTCGAGATCGTCAGCCGCTTTCCTAAGTTGCTTTGAATTACCTGCAACAACATTCCACATATTGTGTATCATCATCATTGCATTTTTAGGCATTATGATTTTATCTCCTGCCATGGCAATAACAGAGGCTACAGAACAAGCAAAGCCATCAACATATACAGTCTTTTGTGCTGGATGCCTTTTTAATTGGCTATAAACTGCAGTACCTTCAAACACACTTCCACCGTAAGAATTGATATAGATGTTAATGTTTTGTGCGTTCGGGAACTTGGCAAGTTCAGATCTAAAATAATTGGCAGAGGTTTCACTTTCTTTCATTTCCCATGTCCACCAATCAAAATAGTCGCCTTCTACATCGCCGTAAATATACATTTCAACATCGTTGCCATTTGCCGCTTGTTTAAGTTCCCACATTTGTTTCTTCAATTTTCCCACCTCCTTCAAGTGCCAACATTATGTCAGCAACAGTAGCATAATTTTTGGTCATAAAATGTTGTTTAGCAAATTCTTCTTCTATTGGTTCATCGCCGACAAGTAAACGAATATCATTAATACAGAATGCACCGCTTGAAATAAGCTTGTCGATTGCGGTTGCTACATTTAGCAAATCTACATGCTTTATGCGCTTTGTATCAATTTTTACATATGTCTTTTGCTTGAATCCTGCATAGCCTGACCGCTTGCGGTTTATTTCCTCCTGGAGCATATCTGTTAAAGGGTCAATACAGAAAGTTAGGAAGTTGTTAACAGCCTTCTCAGTGTCGGATATATCACCCCTTAACAATGCCGGAGGAATATTTAAGGCCCTTGCAGTAAAGTCAAATATATCATCTGCCATAGCTTTTATATCTCGGGTTCCTTCATTGCTGTAAGTTTTTGAGCCTATGTCTTCGTATTTGTAGCCATCAAATAAGGGCAGTACGGCATTATCAGCATTAAAAAAGGTCTTGAAGCGTTCATTTAGAAGCTTTTCGACCGTTTCTTTAAAATCAATCTTGCCTTGTGCAATAGTTGATATGTTCAATATGCCACGGTTACCCCTTGATTTTTGATAGCTTTTCATTGCATAAACCATTAATTTGTTATAACTTTCATGGAGTCCGTTGATTACTTTCCGCATATCACTATTGTTTAGCTTGAAGTACAGCACATCACTCATTACGAATGTTTTGTTGAATGAAAAGTTATTTACTGTAACCTGCGTGAATTTGTAATCAAACAACGCATATTCGTCTATAATAAAACTATCTGCTACAAGTAGTTGACCACCATTTTCAATTATCAAGCATTCATTGTCTTCGTAGAGTTTTGAGATTAATTTATGAATAAAAACACTTGAATTTTGGTTTTTGTTAGGCTCTACATTGAACAGATAATACTCTTTATCCTTCACCTCCTTTCCCTTCAAGTAGGTTTTAAATTCACACTTGCTGATTGAGTTTGCTATGAGATTTACCGCCGATTGAAAAGCTAGTTCCCTGATATATGTTTCTGAAGCTAGGCTGAAAAACTCATTTGCATCTGTGGCGGTTATCGTCATTTCACCATTGCTGAGTCGTTCCCTAATCCATGTTAATAATCCCAATGTCTCACCTCCCTTCTAATATGTATGGACATCGATGTCAGGTGTTGCGCAGTTACAACCATCACCAAGCTCTCCCTCTATTGTCATTGCCGCTACTACCGCCATAAATGGGTCAGTCTTTCTACTCTTGGCTTCAATCTTCCCATAGTAGTAGTTACCCGTATCAGTGCCTTGCTTTTTACCTGATCTAATTAACTTAGTATTATTAGCAGCCCACCTTAACAATGGATTATCTCCCCATACAAAGTAATGATTAACAAAGCAGCTGTCTATTATTGGCACAACTGTCATAATGTCAGATGGTCTAACTAGCTTCACGTTTTTATAATCTTTGGCATCAAAACCAACTTTCTTAAGAGAATTTGCTAGCAATGCATATCGATAGTTGTCTAAGGCTAGTTTTACAAGATTATACTTTACAGCTTGCTCTGCTATCCAATCAGCTATTAAGTCTGGGCTAATTTCCACGTCATCAACAAGTGTTATTAAGTGCTCCTCGTCTGCCCATTGCCTCCAAGGTATCTTTAATCTAGACAAGTCTGCTGATTTCAAGCATAACCATGAATGCGCAATGTCATATCGTATGTCTCCCTCTCTGAAGTGGATAACTGCAGATGCAAAGTCAGTAATTTTAGCATAGTCTGTTCCAACAACAGCAGATCTGCCGCAGAGGTCGGGAATTTCTTTGTTTGTTGCTAGGATGTTATCCCATTCTGTAACTTGTAGCTCTTTGTTTCCCTTTGGCCAGTTCATGCGTTTTGTGAAAAACTCTTCTTCGATTGCAGGCTTGTACTTCATTTCTATAAATTCCTGTTCCATCTCTTGCATAAGTTCAGGAAGATATTTTAAGGACGGGTTAGGCTTATTCCACATTTCAGGATTAAGAGCTTCTTCCTCAATGTCAATACGATATATTAATGGCAGCCATCTAAGGTCTTTTATTGTGCCATTTAAAATATCCCTAGAGATGGCAAGCATGTCATCAAGAACACCTTCACGAATATTCCCGTTTGTTGTAATATAAAAAGCTCTGGAATGCTTGCGCTTTCCAAAGCTGGATGTAAATACTTTTATGCTATCATAATTTTCATAACCATGGACCTCATCAAATATAAGACATCCGGTTCTTTTACTATCTTTCGTTTTTGCATTGGATGTATTGAACCTTATATAAGATTTAGTTATTAGATTTTTGATAAGTTCTTTTGATTTATAGAAAAACTTCTTTGACTTTTTCCATGTTCTTTCAAGCATTTCAAATATATCATCAAATGATGTCTTTGCTTGGTCTTCTGCATTTGCAACAATATCAACATTGTATCCCGTAATTCCATGATAGTGAGTAGTAAGATACCAGGATATCGGAGATATAAAACCATTCTTTCCATTACCCCTACCCATCATGATGAATATTGTACTAAAAACTACTGTATCACTAGACTTATAAAAGCAATGTATTAATGCAGTTACAAATAACTCCCAATCGAATAGTTTGATTTCAAAATACCGCTCCATTAGCTCAACGGCTTTATCAATCTTTTCATGATCTATAAACACATCTGGATCTGCTAACTTAAACTCAATATAATCCATAGCATCAAGAATATCTTTACCAACTACGATACTTCCATCTCGGCACCCATCCATGTAAGAATCGATATATGGATGATAACTACATTTCCTCTGGTTCATTTCCATCACCATCCGATTGAGACGGTTTTATTCCTAGCTCAGATAAAAGCTTTAGCATCTGCGCATTTACTTTTATCCTTAATTCAACGGAATCATTTTTCTTTTTACCCTTTTGACCGCCGCCATTATCATATTTTACGAGAACTCCGCGCTGCTGGATATCGTCTACAAGTAAACATTTAGTAACCCACATATCCATATAGTCACCAACAAGGTCCGTATAATATTTTCCTGTTGTGCAATTTCTGTCGAGCTGATCAAGTAAATCTTGTTTCAACTCGACATACAAATTAGATTCTAAATATTTTCTAGTTTTTGCATTCGCTGCCATAACACCACCCCCCCCTCATGTGATATTTGCGAAAATCTCTTCTGTCTACAACCCACCCGAGTCAAGCTATGCTATATTAAAATGGGTTTTTTTTCGACCGGGGGGTATATGTTACCATCTCTCCTCAGTCAAAGGTTTAGTCTTCTTACTTACTCTATATCCATGCGTTCGCTCATGGCAGTCATGGCATAAAGGTATCAAGTTCTTATACTCTTTGCCCATGTATATATAAACTTTGCTCAGCGCCAACTCAGGATGCTTCTTAACATATTGCACATGATGCACAGTATTTGATTTTGTATAGAACCCATTAGCTTTGCAATGCTGACATTCGCTCTTATACTCTACTAATACATCTTCCCTTAGTCTTAACCACTTACTTGATGTATAAAACTCATGCAGATTATCTTCAGCTATTAGCTTTCTTATCCATTGTTCTACTTCATTCATGCTTCTCGCATTGCCATACTATTACCTCAACTCTCTTATCCTTCTACCTACCTTCCGATAGGTTCGACCCTCTTCCATAAGTTCTTTAATCTCTCTGTCTATATCCTCTTGAGTGAGTAACCTTGCTGTCATCACTACAATATCTACTGTCTTACCTGTTGCTCTACATACCGGTTGCATGAATACTATCTTATCTTCATCATTCAACTGTACCTTAACCTTTAGTTCCCTCATGATTACCACACTCTCCTTTACAATATAAAAAGCCCGTCAATTAAGACGAGCTTTCTCCTGTTTGTTATCTATACAGCTTTCAATACTATCATTATACTATGCTATAAAATCGGTGTAAAATCATCTTTTTCGCAATATATTGTCAAGCACCTAACGAAGCTGTATCCCAGACATACCAAACATTAGGACACTTAATTGCCTTATCATATCATTTGCCCACCTTCTTGCAGTTGCCTCGCTAATATGGAACTGATCAGCGACTATCGGGAACTCTTCACCATGGAAGTATATCTGTTTCATTAGTCTATACTTATCATAGCCGCCATCCTTAGAGGACTTAAGCGATAACAGCTTCAAGTTGGTATCTATATGCGACATGATTACAATTGTTGCAACTCTGTTTCTCTTTATCGAGCTGATGAATATATCAGGTGCTGATGCAAGCATGTCAATATCGTATTCATTATCAAAGTAAGGATCTGCACCTTGTAGGTCAACATCATCTGTAGAATTTATTACATCCATTGCACAATCCTTAGCCTTTGCTATATGATTCTTTAAGTCATCATAGTTTTCAAGAAGCAGCTTAGTTCTACCAAACCAATAATTACGGTCCTTCCGGTTCTGTTCTTTAGCATATTCTTTTAAGACTTCACTTGCTGCTATCTTTGCTATATCTATTAACTTCCGTTCTGACTCTGGTACTTTATTCTTGGTCATACAGTCCCACCTTTCCATCACTATTGCGACTAATTTATTTTCCTGTCGTTTTTAGATATTTAATTGCATCCTCTGAAGCTTTTGCAAGATTTATGAAGTCATCATTTTCCCCACCACCATCAGGGTGCATCTGCTTCGCTAGCGTGCGGTACCTAGTTTTTATATCTTCTTCAGATGATGGTATTTGTTCGAAACCTAGTAATCTAAAGAAACTTGGAACTTCTAAAACAGGCGGTAAATACTTCATTCCACTTACCCATGTCTGCAGATCATATATTCCTCGCTCCACCATCCTAGCAAGGTCCTCCAGAGCTAACACGATTTGAGCAAATGCATCTGAGCCATAAGTTAGATTTACACCTCTTGACTTTGCTTTCTCGACACCATGGTCAAATCTGTAAAGTTCACCTTTGTATCTAAACTCAACCCAAGCTCCATGCCTACTCCAATCATAATTGAATTCTTTGATGTTGAAGCGTTCCATTACCTTTTTTAACTTTGATTCATAGAAAGCCGCTTCTGCATATTGCTTTGCCACGTTAACCCTCCTTGCTCTGATTTCCTCTATTCTTTGCCATGAAACAGATTGCCCAGCGGTAACATATCTTGCCTTTGTTAACAGGACAGACTTGCTTGCATGACTCAACTCCTTCACTATGCTTTAAAAAAGCTTGTACGTTTTCCGAGTTATGATAGGAACAATCGAAATTATCCATAATTCCTCCTTCGCAATATTCTTATTGAAGTTTGGGCACCCTTTTGGATGCCCTGTATATGGCTTGACACACGAATTTCTCACTGAATGATTTATGACTGGAATAACTACTATGCTTTGGTTTTTCACTTTAACCCCTGCACTTCACTTTTACATGAACCCAGTTTATTTCTTCCTTGTTCCTTTATCCGACTCAATTGCTCCTCGACCACTTGCTTATCTAGCTCTTGACTTAGTTCCAATGCTAGGTCTGCATCACTTGATATATAAGCTAGGCCCATCCGCTTCCGAAGATTTTCATCTATCATCAGTAATCCCCCTTAACATACTTAATGGATGCATGTTATAACCCTAAACTATCGCTTGCCTTTTGAAACTCTCTTGAAAGCCTTCTCCATTTAGCTCGACAAGATTTTTAGTCACGGTCCTTCCAGAATATATTGATACATTTTAGCCAGAATTTTATTTTTCTCATGATGGCACTTCCCTTCATATCATTCTTGAAATTCAACTTAACCATATAGATACTTTCTTAATGAGTTTTCATCTTCTTTGAGTTTGTCTAATTGTTCATAGCACTCGTCTTTTGTAATCTGTCCCATTTTATATTTATCTCTAACAATACGAAACTCCTGATGAATGGAATAATATCTATCCTTCTTCAAAGAAAACTCATCATTTTTAGCATTAATTTCTTGTTTCCACTTCTCCCACAAGTGACATTCAAATGTTTTAAATTCTACCTCCGGAAGCGTTACTGTCACTTCGTCGCTAGTCTTATCATCAACATTCAACATAGGCTTTAGCTTATTGATTAAGTAAATTTCATATATGTTCATATCTGCTTCGGTGGGAAAAGTCGCGTACTCAATCTTCGTAACAAGGTTAATATCAATTGCTCTGTGCATAGGCTTTTTAAACAAATGACCTCGTATCCTGTCTTGCAATGGCTGTTTAGTTCTGCCCAAATATACAACAGAGTTTTCATAATAGAATCTATAAAGTATATTGCCTTGTACTTTCAATGTCACACCTCCTCACTGTTACGTATTTTTCTTGAAATGCGTCTTAACGTAAATCCAAAACAGCATCCCATAGTGTATCGCAAAGCTCATTGCCGACATACTCGCGGGATGGTGTAGTCACTGCCCATGGAAAAAATCCTTCATCATACGGTCCAGATATTTCAATATAATCTTTCTGCTTTGTTAGCACATCTATCATCGCGCCTATAGTTATTTTCCCTCGAAGCAAACCAATATTAATCGATTCGCCGCCAGTATTGCAGCAGTTGCCATATTGTCCAAACAAAGTTGCTATATCTATCTGCTCTTTCCTACTGAACTTTTCTAAATCTTCAAATGCTAAATGCTGTTTCACTGCATTCCCTCCTTGTTGCTATGCGACTTTTTCAACTTTGTGTCGACTTATTTCTATTACAGTACAAGATGTCGGATGAAGATCGTTTTTATCTGCCCATGCCATAAATGTTTCCTCTAGCATTTTTTCCAGTTCCTCAATTTTTTCATCCGGTAATTTTCCTTGCCACTGGTCACCATGTTCAAACTCACTGCCAAAATCATCGTCAAGTGATTCTGCTGTGCGTTCTATAATGTCATCAACGCCGATATGAACATTTAAAGACACAGGGTAGAATTGACCTACATAATATGTTTCTATTTCTTCTTCTAATGCAAATTCAGCGCCATATTTTATAGCCTCTTCCTTTGAGTCAAACGTCTCATTACTCCAGTATCCATCTTCATTTTTGTTATATGACCATTTGCCAATAATACTATTTTCCATTTTTATTCCTCGCTTTCTTAATTCACATTTTAGTCAAGCTATGTAACATCACCGCGCCATCTATGACCTACCAGCAACAGCCTATCCATTCTACTAATAAGCTTTATGTATGATGATTTAATCTTTAGCTTTACAGATACGTCTTTGCATTTAGGTAGTATCTGTAGGAGATACCCTTTAATGTCATTCCAAACTAGTCTATTGCACATTCTTTCTATCCTAATGTAATTTCTATATAAGTCGTCATATCCGTAGCAACCACAACCCACCGTTAGCCCTCCTTAATACCTTGACTATCACTTGATTTTTGACTCAGTTATAATTTTTTCCCGTGTCTTATCGTCCTCAACTTCTTTCCCAAGATAACACGGCATCCCTATACAGAAACCATCCTTATTGCTTTGGCATTTTCTATCACACTTAATTTGCTTCATAATGCACACCTTTTGCCTCAAGGATCTCTCTTATCGTTGCATGCAACCTAGTCTGCCTCTGATGTATCTCCAACGCTTGTTTTAGCCACTTGTTAAACTTCTCTATATCACCATCCAAATACTGTACCACTGCCTGCCCAACTAGCGTTTTCACTGTAGGACTCATATTAATACCTCCCATACTTATATTTGATCTTGTATTTTCTCTGGCCATTTCAAATTGTTTTTAAGAAATACTGATACTCCGGTTTGCTTTTATTCATTTGCCTATCCCTACTCAAAATTTAGTTCTGGTATCCAATACCCATAGTCATCAAGCTGTGCTTCTGCTACCCATCCATCTACTGGAAGAACACTTGGGAACCAAATCGGCTTAAAAACTGTACTTCCTTTTTCTTTGTAATATAGGTCTTGTCCAATTTTATAGTATTCTGTTATATAGATTGCATTAGTCCAGCCACCGTTAGGATAATGAATAAGTGTATATTTCCCAAATATGATCTTCGGTGCTTCCTCTAGCGGTATACTTGCTAATTCTTCCTCGAGCTTTTCTATCTTTACTTGCTCTATTGAAATTAACCCAACGAGTACAACTATAGCCATCAATAAACACAGTAGTATTACCTTTTCTCTTGAAATGTATTTAATCTCTTGCATTTATTACACCCTCCTATACTTTTTAAATTCTGATTAGCTGATTTTCTCACTCATCTTGATAATCAGTGTATTAATAACATTCTTATATTTACTATGTGTCTCTTGGTCAGTGCCCTCTATTTCTGATAGCACTCCAAGAAGCTTCTGAAAATCTTTAACCAACTCATCAAAATAAATCGAGAACTTTTCAGCTGCACCACCCATCTGTGCTTTTCTTCTAAGGTCCTCCAGTTCCCGCTCCACTTCCTCAGGTATACTTTCTATAGTTGCTACAGCAGCTTCAATTGGTTTTTCATTAAGTTGCTTTTCAAGTTCAATAATCTTTGTATTTGCACTTATTAGTTCTTTTTCAGCCTCTCCAAGTGAAACATTTAATCGTTCAACCTCAGAGTCATCCCCAGAACCCTCAGCATCTGTAATTTTGCTTTTCATGTCTTCTATAGACTGACTCAATCTTTTAATCTCAATAACCGAGCGCTCACGCTCTTTTTGAAGTGCATCCTGCAGTTTCTTCACATCTGCTTGTGTCTCCAGGAGAACTTTTTCACTAATCCTATTTTCCGCTTCAACCTTTTGCTTTTCTTCTAAGTGCTTTAGAGCTTCCTCAGACTTGTCATTAGCTATTTGCTTGAAACTTTCTATCTTATTAAGGGCTTCATCCCTCTCTTTGATAGCTTGTTGCAGCTCCCTAGTGGACATACTATCCAAATCATTGTTTTCTACGAACTTTTCTCTCTCCTCTTCAGGCAGTCCAAGCAGTGAAATTGCTTGTGTGTAGCTCAAATTGGCAAGCGCTTGCGATTTTGCATTTTCCCCTAAAAGTGATAATTGCTCCGCTCCGTATTCTTCAAATATCCTCATTAGGTTAGTTGCAGTTCTCTGAGAGTAATCAACTGATTCTACTAACCACTTTCCCCACTCTCCATGAGCTACCAGTGTCTTTGCTTCTATCAGTCTGCGACCTATTTCAATACTGTTATAAAGCATCATCTTTCTAGTTTGATTCTTTATATTGTTAATCTCAGCTGCTATTAGCTCAGGTGATCTGCCTATAGGCATTGAAGAATTATATTTTGATATAGTTTCCATGGGTTTCCTCCTCTTATTAAGCTGATTTGGCTACTTTTGTCTTATCCTTGCTCTTCGCTTTCTTCAGTTTTGTATCTTCAAAAGCTTTAACAAATGCTGCAACCTCTTTATCCGGAATGCAATTTTTTAAGCCCCTTGTTTGGAATATCTGATTATTTTTAACTTCCATTGTATAATAAGGCTTGTCTGGTTCAGACTCTTTTCTTATTAGAAGAATATTTGTCTTACCTTCTGCGTAATCTTTACTGTAACGTCCCACGCAATGACTTAGGGCTTTACCCTCTTCGACTAACTCTTTTGAGCTTTCTGCTGGTCTAATGAATAGGTCGTTATATTTAAATAAGTATTTTTTCATTTCAGGCAATCTCTGTTTGATTTTTTCGGTCAAAGCCTTATCTTCTGCGTATTTTATTTGTGCTGAGGTCATTTGGTGTGCTGCATGCAAATCATTTGGATAAATCACTTTCATTTCGCTGATATCCATGTTCAGTTTTATACATTCCTGTTTATAGTCGAGCCAGTCTCTCGCTACCCTTGATGCACTACTGTAAATGTTCTTGCTTTTACGTATTTGCTTGGTTATGTACTTAAATGCATCTTTGAATGTGAAGCTTTTTGATGTCATCATATTTATGGTATCAAGCTCCCCTAACCCATAAGTTATTTCAGATAACTCACTTACCTCCTGAATTCCTAGCCCAAATTCTTTGTCCTTGCACTGCTTTATCAGATGCAGAAACCAGAAGCTAGGGATGATCTTTTGCTGCTTAATTACCTGATACTCTTCTTCCGTGAGTCTGAACACTTTCAAAAGTGTTTTGCCTCGCCAGTTTATTGTGTTGAATGTGTTAGCCTGATTAAGCTTGTCTTTTATTAACTTTCCATACCCCAGTTTGTTGAGGTATTCTACAACTGGATATCTAGCACATAAATCAAAATAGGTGACCATGTCATCAGTCTCATGCCGTTCCCATCCACTCCATGCAAAGGGTGTATTCTTAACTGCTTCCTTAATACTTTCTCTTGAATATCCAGCATTAGTGCTTGGAGCCTGATTTCGAATTCTGGAATATACGGTCTTAGTGAACCCCCAACCGGATGGAGTCTGCCACCTGTCAATCCATTTGACCATCTTGCCACCTTTTTCATACTCGAAAATGTAATAGTAATCTGTGTGCAATTTAGTCTTGATATTTTTATAATCAGTGGTATAGTCTCTCCAAGCTAAAATACCTCTAGCAACAATCACCTTTGGATCCAATACAGATTTCTCATAGTATACGAAGTATGCACTGTCAAGAAGTCTGCTGTGTCCAAGGCCTGAATATCTCACTGTACATGTACTTTTGCATACTGGGCATTCGGACTTTTCGCCATGTTTCTGTTTTTCGTACTCAGACTGCATATAATACGCTGCATGGCATCCACATTGCTCCATTTCAGCTGTTTGTTTTTCAGTAGGCTTTTGCAGGTGTGTTTTAAATTCACTATTACAATGAGTACAGTAACCGTACTGCTGTTTTTTGATTGTTGTAACAAATATGTACCGACTCTCTAATAGCATCGCATTTGTAGCATAATCAATAATTTCTTTACTAAATTCCGAACTGAAATGTTTAAGATATTCTTCAACCTTCTTATCCATTTAGCAGCTCCTCCAGATTCACATCAAAACTAATATCTTGCTGCTTAATTTTAGTAATAATCGGCTGTGCTTTTACTGCTGTTTGATTAATTTGTTCTAGACTTGTACCAGTTTTATCTATGCCAAAATATTTCAAAACAATGTTAAAACCTTCCTCAGGAGTAAACATGCCACATCGGTTAACTTGTTTTTTCTGTGCTTCTTGCCTCATAATATCAAGACTTTTAGCTATGGACTTATCTGCTGTAAGTATTTTCTCTGCATCTTCATGATTAGCATTAATATGCTGTAATAAGAATCTTCCTACAGTCTGAATATAAGGATCCTTGTTGCTTTGGCTCATTTCATTGTTTATCTTTTCTAGTGCTTTATTAAGCATTTAGATTACCTCCCTCAATTTTTCATCTCCAAATATTCTAATATCACTTTTGTTGCCGCTTCCCAGCCTTTGCAAACTACTGAACAATATCCTTGCTCTTTCAATGCTGCCAACCAAAATTCTTGATTCTCCGTTGTGGTATTGCCCTTTTGCTTTTTAAGCTCAATATATAATCCGTGATACCCTCCCCGTGGTACTGGTAAATGAATATCTGGCACACCTGCTTTTACACCTTCAGCTTTTAACCTTTTTGCAGTTGTTATATTCCGCTTCCCACCATTGGGTATGTGATACATCAATTTCAATTCTGGATGAGATGCTTCTGAATATGCTGCCCATCTAAAAAGGCATATTTGTTCAACACTCTCGCTTGGTACTGGCAGTTTTAGATTGCTCTTTTTCATTCCCGCTTCCTCCTCTTCTTATTTTCAATGGCTTTATTTGCTCTCATCCTGGCGTAAAGATATGTGCCTGAAACAAAATCACTATAACTAATCTTTATGTCATTGAATTTATAGCCTTTATAAATCTTTTCAAAAATGGCGGCTGCATCAATCTCATTCTTGGCTATTTTTTCTGCTTGCCTCTTGGTTATCTTGTGATCTGCTATTGTTATTTTGGGTTCTTCTAGATTTCTGCTTGCACACCACCTCTTTGCTCCCTTTGGGTCCTTGGTTATGTACCTAGCAATTCCTTCTAAACCAAATTCATCAGGCTGAAGACGGCGGCAATTTGCATATCCTTTATTCCAGAGCTTTTCTGCAACATCCCTGTCCATCGAATTCATAAGCATATGATTGTGGATTCTCTTTTTTCCCTTTCCCTCTACATCAAACTCAATTACATATATATATTTGAGTTCGGGCAATTTATTTTTTCGACGGTATTCCCTGACCCTACGTATATAATTTTGAATATCCTTCCTGGCCTGCTCTTCATCGGGAGGTTTTCCCTTATAGGTAAGGTCAATTGCTAAATCTTCTTCAGTAAAATTCGTATTGATCTTCCGAATAATATTTTTCTTGGCATTTTTATCATTTAAGTTTTTTTGAGCTTTTCGGGTTTCCATTATTTTTTTTGCTTTTGAAACTTCACCTTTACTTTTCCATAATGGGTAAATTTCACTTTCAAGCATTTTTCCTGATTTAATTGTTTTGACCCTATATGTAAAAACATCCTTACTTCTTAAACTCTCAAATTTTTCCTCTTCACTATCCTCAAATGTTTTTTCGAAAATATCTAGATAATTTTCACTGCTAAACGGCATTCTATTTTCATTCCCCCTTACATATTTAAAATTAAGGGTTAAGGGTATCTTTACGTTGATAAGTTAATACCCATTACAAGCTCGGAATACGCCCTCAAGTAGCGCATTTCAATTGACTTTATGCCGTAAAACTGCTATACTTTTATTAGAGTTTATAGCGGTTTTAACAAAGTCTTTAGTCGTAAGCACCTTGTATTTGGTAGATACAAGGTGCTTTTTATTTACCCTATTTTCTTTACTCATTTTCACTGTTAAAGGAACGAGTCTCCTGTACAACTATCTCAGCTCCCTCTTCACAATCGCATTTTTCACCTGCATCAAGGTTTGCTCCGCATTTTTTACATTTATACAACTTTATACCTCCTTTAAAATACAATTAACCTGATTCGTATATGATTGAGCTGCTTCATTGTTGTCTTAGATTTTATCTAATATCTTTCTTCTTCTAGACTTCCGATTTACCACTTCCATGAACTCAGTTGTGTCCTTAACGACTAGCCAATTATCAGGATCCAGCTTATGACCTTCTATGAAGATTTTTTGCTTTACTCTTGGCCGCTTCCCGTGCTTCAATTCCAGACCCCCTTTATTTCATTTATAACCTCTTTGATTTCAGACTTTATAGCTACTATTAAAACAAACAATAAGGGTAGCAGCATCTCTCCACCTACAGCTATGTATCCGCGTTCTACGAAGGCCGCTTTGATAGCGAATGGTAAAATCATAAGGCCCAAAACTAAAGCTATTATGTAAGGGATGGCCTTCTTTATTTTGAACTTTCTCATATGCTTGTCTCCTTACTAGATTTATTTCTCAATTAATTCCTTGACCCCTATTATTACTTCAGCAAGTGCCCCTAACTGACTAAAACTGAATGCTATTTCATTACATGTCGCTTCATCTACCAGGACTACAGTTCCGTCTTTTCTTTTGATGTCAATTATCAAGTGTTCAAACAGTAGTTGCTTAACCATGACCATTGAAGCCTGTACACTTTTTGTGCTGACTTTTACTTGTTCTGGTTTGACTGTAGAAGATTCATTCTGATCAATAGTACTGGTATCAACAATCTTTTCAACTGCTAAGTTAACAGGCTCCGTAATTGCCTCTTTGCTTGACCAATTATCAATTTCATAATCCTTAAACCAACCATATACAGTAGCAGGAGAAACATTAAAAGCCTTAGCAATATCTTTCATTGTTTTTGATCTAGTAGAAGGACCTTGTGCCATCTCCAAAAGTTTTTCTTTTGGTGGTACCTCAATTTTCTTCATATCCTCAATCCTTTCAATTTTTATTTGCTTTTGTAGTATTAAGAGCTTGTCTACGGTGTCTTTATAATTGCCACGGTCTACTGTTATAAAGTTCTTTTGCTCCTGGATCACTGTGCAAACATACGATTTTACTTTCTTCTTGTACCACTGAGTGACCTCAATTTTATCGCCAGGCATTAAACCAAACATTGTAGGTTTTATTCCTTGGCCTTTATCAGTTTCTTGGCTGGCGTACATTCACCTCATCCCCTTATTTTCTTAATTCAGTTCTGCATGGTTTGCAGATGTTCTTGCCCTTGTGGACAGTTACGCCATCTGCTTGTCCACAGAATACACAAGCTGGTTCGTACTTTCTGAGGATAATATGGCTGCCTTCCGTGAAGATCTCTAATCCACCCTTTTCCTCAATTCCTAAGGTTCTTCTGAGCTCTTTTGGTATTACTACCCTTCCGAGTTCATCAACCTTTCTTACTATGCCTGTTGATTTCATTTGTACTCCTCCTTTTTTTTACTTAATTTCCCCAACCGATGTTGTATAAGACCTCATTTAAAACCACCTTTTTGTTTTCTGATAGGTACTCCCTTCGAACTTCAAACCCTAACTTATGATTCTTTCTTTTGAATCCGAGTTTAATTCTTGTTTTTACATAGACTACATCTATGCGAGCTTTACCTACCTTGGCCATTGATTACACCTCCACAATTTCATTGAGACACCCTAATTATCAAAATCGCATCTGCTCCTAGCTAGCAATATTTCTTCAAGCTTATCTGCATCGTACTCTCGATTTGCAAAATTATTAAAGCTGGGCTTGGGAGCTGATTTATTAAATTGTTTAGTTTTGTTTAGTTTAGTAATAGAAGCTGTTTGTGTTGCAGGTTGCGTTGTAGTTAGTGTCGCGGTTAGAGTCGCACTTAGCGTTGCACTTAGCGTCGCGTTTTGCGTCTCAAAAGAATAAATAGTGTATATTGCTGACTGCTGTCCAGCTCTGCTTCTAAAACCAATTCTCTCCATTTGCTGCAGCCTATTTCTAGCTCTTAAAATTGCATCCTTCTTTAACCCTGTCTTAGCTTCTAGGGTTGATATGGCTACCGAAAACTCTGGTATCCATCCTGCCTTATTGTTTATGTGCATCAAAGCATGCCACAAAGCAATTGCAGAATCTGATATGGTGTTTGTCTCAAGCCAATCATAAAAGAAGTTAATTTCCTTGATATAGTTCATTTGATCACCTTCCTAAGAAGAGATCCCCTTTACTCTAAGTGTTTATGATTTTGCTTCATTAGCTGCTTTCTTTCTGTCTTCTATGATTCTTTTTGCAATCGGCAGCATGATGTTGTATAAAGCCTTTTGAATTTCTTTTGGCATCTTCGTGCCAGGTGCAATTGGGTTAATAACCAAGCTGCTACCTCCTTTCTTATTCATCTCCACAGTCAATTAGGTCATTTGGTGTGCAATTCAAAGCTTTGCATAATCTGCATATAGTTCCAGTTGTGGGATCGTATCGTCCATTTTCCATTTCGCTAATATAACTTCTGGAGATGCCGGTTGACTTGCCCAGTGTCAATTGGCTTTGGTGCCTTGCCATTCTCACTTCTCTGAGCCTTAAGCTCATATATTTACCTCCTCTCATAAACTTCCAGTGGATTTGTTGCTTTTAGTGAGATACTATTGTTAAGCTAAACTAAATCTACGCATTGGCGACTTGCTTCGCAAAAAAATTTTCCATTGGGACTCCAAATAAAGTAGCTATGAATTCAAGTTCATTAGCTGTAAAAGACACTCTACCATTTTCTTTTTTATTGTAGCTTTGGATGCTTATTTTCAACAGGTTTGCCATATCTTGTTGAGTAAGTCCTTCTAACATCCTTAAACTTTTTAAATATCTATTTGACATATTATCCACCTCCTCGGTCTACAATGTGGCGACAAGTTATATTTTTATAATAGTCTACAATGTGGCGACTGTCAATATATATTTTAAACTTTTTATTAAAAAATATACATTATGGCGATACAACTTTAAACTTATCGCCGTATTGTATATAATAAATTATCAAGGAGGGATACAATGAAAACTTTTGGGAATATCATGAAAGAACTGAGAAATGAAGCAACTTTAACACAGCAAGAATTAGCCAATATACTTAATGTTCATAAAGGCACAATAAGTCATTATGAAAAATCTGATAGATTTCCTGACCAAGATATGCTTATTAAAATAGCTGAATATTTCAATGTATCAGTTGACTACCTCCTTGGCAGAGTCGAGCAGCGTACCTTCGTTATGCATAAAGACAATGTTGAAGGGCACGAAGTAGAGTATTCATTAGATAAAGATAAATACCCTGATGGACTAAACCATGAGGAAGTTTTAAAACTCTTGGAGCAGCTCAAGGAAATGGGAATGGATTTTAGCAAGTTTAAGAAGGATTAATACTAGTGTGAGATATAGCTATAATTGATAAGCCTAAATTATTAGGCTTATTTTTTTATGTCGCTTTTTGTCATTTATTATCTAACGATTTATTTATCAATATGTCGAGTATGTCCGACACATTGATAATACACGGGAAGGTATTACAATTTACAAGAAGAATAGATACTATAAAACAAAATATTACATATTATTGTATAGTAAATTTTACTAAAAGGTGTTAAGATAAAAGAACAAAATACGAACACTTGTTCGTATTAATCTTGAGGGGGTGCACAAATATTGTTGCATGAAACTGGAATTATAAAGATTGATGGAGCTATTGTATACCAAAATTTACATCTCGGTACTTCCGACATGGAACAATATACCTCCACTACTCCGCCTGAATCTGACGTAAACTTAGATCAGGAGAGTGATTAAAATTGAAAAGAGCTGTGATCTATGTTAGAGTTTCCACCCAAGAGCAAGTTGTAGAAGGTTATTCCATCCAAGCACAAAAGGATAGACTAATAGCATACTGCACGGCGAGAGAGTGGAATATAGTAGATATATTAGTGGATGGTGGATATTCAGGAAGCAATCTTGACCGCCCTGGCATGCAGAAACTTATAAGGGATGCTAAGACGAATAAATTTGATGTTGTGCTTGTCTACAAGCTCGATAGACTGAGCAGAAGTCAAAAGGATACCCTATACCTTATAGAGGATGTTATACTGCGTAATAGGGTAGATTTTGTATCAATGAACGAGAGTTTTGATACATCTTCTCCATTTGGCAGGGCAATGATAGGTATACTTTCAGTTTTTGCTCAGCTTGAGAGAGAGCAGATAAAAGAACGTATGCTGATGGGCAGGGTAGAGCGAGCCAAGGAAGGATTATTCCACGGTGGCGGCTTTGTACCTATTGGATATGATTACATCGATGGACAGCTTGTTATAAATGAATTTGAAGCTTTGCAAATCAAAGATATATTTGATATGTATGTCAACAAGGGATTTGGCATAGAACGAGTTAGACAAGAACTTGAAATCAAATATGACAATAAGCACTCAGGATGGACTAGCCACACTTCTATTACAAATGTATTGGAGAATCAATTGTATACTGGAGTAATAGTATTTAAGGATAAAATTTCTCCAGGTCAACATGATGCTATTATCTCGAGTGAATTATTTGCTGCAGCTCAAACAAAAAGGATTCAAAATAAAGAAATAAATCAGAAGGCTTTTAAGCGTCAAGCTCTACTATCTGGTTTTATTTTTTGTAAACACTGTGGTGGTAGATATTTTCTAAGGTCCAAAAGCTCAGACCATAAATATTATACATGTTATTCCAGGGCTAAAAATAGACCTCATATGATTAAGGATCCTAACTGTAAAAACAAAATATGGTCTTTGGCAGAGATGGATGAATATGTAGAGGCTGAAATATTTAAGCTTGCTGCTGATAAGGATTATTTTTATTCTTGTGTGGAGAAGCCTGCAGAAGAACGAGATAATAAAGGCATACAAAAGCGCCTTGTTGAAATAGAGAAGCAAATCGAAAAGCTTATGGAATTATATCAATTTGACAAAATACCCATTGAGCAGCTTAGTAATAAAATTGATAAATTGCATAATGAAAAAAAAGAATTGTCACAGATTACAGACGAAAAACCTCGAGAGGTCGCAGATATATCCGGAATAGAAGACTTATTAGCAGAGCTGCCTGTGATATGGGAATACTCAGATTTAGGTGAACGCCAGCAGATGTTAAGCGTTCTGATTAAACAAATCTTTATAGATAATGATGATATAAAAATAGAGTGGAATTTTTGA